ACAATGGACGGCGGATCTAATTGGTGAAATGCACCTAGCCCGCGTTTCCAAGAAACAGCTTGCGGAACACCTCGGGGTAACTCCTGAGTATGTGAGCATGGTTCTGAATGGACACAGAGAGCCGGACAGCAGGGGTATGATGTTTATTGGTACAATTTAGACTGCGATGGGCTTGAAAGTATATCTGTTATGCGAGTATCAGATTGCAAATGCTTTATTGCGATTGACCCCTTTACCCTCTTGTCCGATGCCGACGAGTTAGTAAAAGGGCTCCACGAAATCGGACATTGTGATACAGGGTCGTTCTATAACGAGTATGCCGCCTGCGATATTCGGAAAAAGCATGAGAACCGTGCGGATAAACGAGCCATTGAACTGCGCTTGTCCGCTGATGATCTGGATCAAGCCGTGGCTGATGGACATACAGATCTGTGGGATTTGGCTGAATATTTTGGTGTGACTGAGGACTTCATGCGCAAAGCTGTTTGTTGGTACACGCACGGGAATCTAGCGACAGAATTGTATTTTTAGTAACTTGCCGCGCTGGGGAACGGTAAAACAAAAGCCCGCAGAGCTACGTCCACGGGCCTTTGGTGTTTTCTATATCGTGTAGAATTTCTCCATGCACTTTTATGACTGTGTATTTTTCTGTTCCTTTGATTGGGTTTCCTTGCGGGTCAATATCAACATATATCTCTAGCGTCGCGTGTATATGATCGCCGCGATTTACTGTTCCGTGAGTTTGGAACCACTCCAAGAAATAGTCATCCTCAATAGAAGCATTTATGATCCTTCCGTTATAAGTAAATCCCCATTTGGAGGAGCCCTCCAAATCAGGTTTTCGGATCAAAAGGTCTGTTTCAACCCGGCTCCTCTGGCAGGTTGACGTTTCGGTTATATCAGATGCTTTTGCCATTTCAGATATATCGCAAGACGAGCAGTACACATTTCCAGCTCCATCCGAAACGGTAAATCCACCGTTTGGATTATGTTCTTTTGCATAGTTTGAGATGTTGGTAATCAGCTGGTCTGCCTGAATGTTATACATAACAACTTGACTGGCAGAGGGGACCGTTACTTTCTCCCCGTTCTGCGCTTCAACAGATATTTTCCCGCCCGGAAGATGTTCTAAAGATTTTGGCGCTTTCCCTTTTAAGAGTTTTTTATCTCAATGCCACCCTTAACCGCGCCAATCACAGCGCCAGCGGTTGTCGCGGCAACACCTACCCCAGTAAACAGCGTTTCAGCAGCTTGGCAGACGGCTGAAAATAGGACTTCAAAACTCCCATTTTTGAACGCAGTAACATTCATTTTGAGGTAAGCGTCCGGATTCACTTCTTTTGCTATGATTTTTGTGAATCCAACCATGTCAGAGATCATGTGGGAAAGCAGTGTTGCGTCAATCTCGTTTTCTCCATCAAGGTGAAAGGACATACCAGCCCTGCTTTCGATAAGTTCGTTCTCCATAAGACATTCACCTCAATTAGAATTATATCATCACTTTTTCCAGATAGCAATAGAAGGGAGATACACTATTATGTTGGACGAAAAAGACTTACAGTCCATTCAGACCATGATTGACGCATCCATCCGGGCGTCTGAAAAGCGTATGATTGCCTATTTTGACACGGATGTCATGCCGAAGTTTGACCTGCTGGCGGAGGGCCTGCAAGGCGTGCAGGCAAAGCTCACCCCCATGACCAGAATCGAGGCCATAGAGGACGACGTGGCTCTCTTGAAACAGGTGATCCGCTCCATGAGCAAGGAACTGGCCGAGCTGAAAAAAGCACAGTAAAAAACCACTCCCGGAATACTCCAAGAGCGGCGGCCTTGACAATCGAATACAAGACGGTTTATAATAGGTGTAGAAGGGCGTTGCAACAAGCGGTTAGCCCAGAAAGTGAATCAATTTCTTAAAGAAACCGTCACCGGCCAGGGTGGCGGTTTCTGCGTTTTACGATAATCGTCACCGTGAAGGCTCCGATATGTAACGTAATCCGCATGGGCCTCACCCCCTTTCGGGAGGTGTGGCTAACCGCCTGCCGTTGTGCAACGCCAAAAATAGGATAGCATATCGTTTGACAAAAAGCAAGAGAAACCGCCCCTGGTGCTACCAACACCAAGGACGGCTCACATAGAGGGTGATAAGGTTTGACAGGCCCATATCACCCTCTCATATTATCATACACGTGGGAGGGATTCAAGATGGCCAGACGCCCCGAGTTTTATTTTGATGAAAAGACCGGGTACTATCGTAAACGGGTGAAGCTACAAAGCGGTACCTACAAAGATGTTCGCGCCAAAAGTAAAGAGGAACTGCGTGCCAAGCTCTACGACCTGGAGACCGCCCAGCGGATGGGTGTCATCCTGGATGATAAAACCACTGTTGCCCAGCTTCTGGCGCAGTGGTATGTAAACCGCAAGGATGGGCTCTCCTACTCACGCCGCCGGGACTATGTAAACGCCATCAATAACCACATCTGCCCCCTCATCGGGGGGTATCAGCTAAAGTCCGTCAAGCCGGAGGACTGTCAACGCGTCATGGCAGCTCTTTCCGGCAAGTCAAACTCTCTTCAAGCCAAAGTGCTGGGCGTCATGCGCATGGGATTTGACTGCGCTGTGGAAAATGGCTTGATTTTTCGGTCACCCTGTGCCAAAATAAAGGCGGGCGGTGCCCCCACCGAGGAGAAGGTGCCGCTGACACCCGATCAGTGCGCCGCTCTGGAGGACGCCACAAAGGACACTCGCGCTTATCTCTTCGTACTGATTGGCCTTTACACCGGTCTACGACGGGAGGAGATCTGCGGCCTGCGCTGGAGCGACCTGGATCTTAATGCCACCGCCCCCCACCTCACCGTAAACAACGCAGTGCGCTTTGACGGTGGAAAGGGTATCTTCCCCTCCCCGCTCAAAACGAAAGCGGCTCACCGTACCATTCCTCTGCCCAGCAAGCTGGCGGACGCTCTTCGCGCTGCAAAGTCCAAGAGTAATAGCGTCTTCGTCGTTCCCGCAAAAAATGGTTCAAATGCTAGTCTCCAGACTGTACGTAATCTCATGGCAATTATCGGGCGGCGCACAGTCAAAGCTTCAGCGGCCACCTCTGAGAAAGAGGCTAAAAAGCGCGGCCCACAAATCCAGCAGACGCTGGACTTCAAGGTGACTCCGCACTTGCTTCGCCATACTTATATCACACGTCTTTGCCAATCCGGCATGGACATCAAGAAGATACAATATCTTGCCGGGCACAGCGATATAAAGGTCACTCTCGGCATCTATAGCCACGTGGTCGGCAACACACCTGGTGAGCTGATAGGAGCTGTAGAAAATGCCTTTTCGGGGCAAACTTCGGGGCAAACCGAAAAATGTCAACAGGAGAAAGTGCTAAGTATCAATGGATAGCCGGGTTTTGTTTTTCATGCTTCACACGCAAGGGGTCACAGATTCGAGTTCTGTCGTCTCCACCAGAACAAAACCCTGTAGTCTCAATGACTGCAGGGTTTTTTGTCTTGTTTTTTCATATATTCTACGTGCACTATTTAGCAGGATTTCGGGGCATATCTCGGGGCTTTGGGGGCAATTGTGGGGGCACAATCTTTCCTCTCTCATAAACAAGCGAGGCCCTCCTGCTCGAGCTAGAGGGCCCCCTTTTACACACGACACATCCCGTAGAAAAAGAGAAAGGATGATCGTCGTGCCCATATCCTATTTCATGTTCAGGCGAAAGAAATACGCCCCGGAGATCGGCACATACTATAGCTACGATATCGTAGTATATGGCCTTTTGCACCAAGGCCCTGTGCAGATTCTCCAGGACGTATCGACCGATGCGGAACTGGTCTTTCGCATGGTCATGGCGTTTAATAGGTATAGCCTCTCACCGCTGCACCTAAAGGACGCCGTGTTGGACATGTTAGAGTAATTCCTTGCCGGGCGGGGTTGAGCCCCCTGCCCGGTTTTTATAAATTTATACTGCGTCATTTATGCGTCATATCCAAGTCAAAGTTTAGCCTACTGCATATACTTTTGTCAAGGACTTTTTGCAGGAGGCCACCATGAAAGACAACCTGCCCCGCTATACGCTTCGGATTAACCGTATCACGCTTGATAAACTAGAATACATTGCCGAATTTAATGGGCGCAGTAAAAACCGGGAAATAGAGTGGCTAATTCGCCGTCATATTGCCGACTTTGAAAAAGAGCATGGACGGATCGATTTGTCAGAAAAAGAGGACACCTGTAATTAGGTGTCCTCCTCTGTTCTCATGTCCTTCTCGATCAACCCCCACGATATAGGCGTTCAGGCTCATGCCCTCCTGCTGGGCGCGGGCCTTTATTTTCTCCTTCGTGCCTCCCTGCACACGGATCGTGATGTGATCCAGCTTTTCCAGGTACCGTTTATTCCCTTCCAAATGCGCTTTCGTAGCCACTTACATCACCTCGACTTTACTATATCACATTTCGATTCATGCATCCATGTATAATTTACACAAATTCATGCATACATGTTTGTGCGGAATACCTCTTGAAATACATGTATGCATGTATTATACTATGCTCGTAAGGCAGAGATGCAAAATCTCTTACAGAAAGGAGTGAGGTGAATGGACGAAATGAACGTGACAGAGGCACTGCTAAAGGCAATCCTCGAACTCATTGAGAAGTGCGATACGCTGGAAGAGCTCCGGGAAAGCGTCAAGCGCATCATGAATGAGTAAAAAGTGGGGCGGCTGACCCTCACAAAGCCACCGCCCCACACACCCCAAGGTGAGCCGGGAGCCTTACCCCGGCCACCTTGATTATAACAGCGTAAGGCAGAGGAATCAAGGAGGAAACACGAGATGTTAAATCAGGAAATGAGAACTGTAACAATGAACCGCTCCGATATGCTCCGCGTGGCCCAGGCACTCACCCATGTGGTGCTGGGATTCCGGGATGAGGTCAGGGCCGCTACGACGGAGGATCGCCGGCGGAGCGCCAAGTGCTCTCTGGATATGTGGGAGCGCATCCGCAGCGAGTTCGACCGTCAGATGGATGAGCAGGACCCCGAAGAGTTCCGCCGCAAGTAACCACGCCACCCGCCCCGGAGGTGACGAGGGCAGAAGGGAGCACACCATGACAAACTATTGGGAAGCCGATTTCCTCCTGGTCTGTGATGGCCGGGAACATGTATGGCGCGAGCTCACCCCGGAGGCCCAGGCGCGGATTCACCACGAGTTCGGCCTGGGCAGTACACACGGAGAACTCTTTCCCGATGATTTTGATCATACCAGCAAATAAGCACAGCGCCCCCGAGGCCCGTAGGCCCCGGGGGCGTTGATATTCACAATCGCTTGGCAATTTACTTTTCGTCGTCCTGGCCGCTCCCCAGCTTGTCCCCTGCTCCGTCCACGGTGGACTCCAGCGCGGCGATGGCCTTGCGCAGCCAGGCGGGCACGGGGGCGCCCAGGGCGCCGACATTCTCAACGATGCTGCCCAGCTCGGTCATGATGTACCAGACCAAGACCAGAACAGAAGCAAACACCTCATACCGGAAGGGCAGCTCCAGGGCCGGGATGTTGGCGAGGATCAGGCCGATCACCCCGTCCAGGATGGCAGCCACCAGGACGGCCACCACGGCCCCCAGCTTGTGCCACAAGCCGTCCCTGGCCACCTTGGACGACCACTCCCCCGCCCGCAGGGCGGCCGCGGTGCCGGTGCCGTAGTCCAGCAGCATACAAACCACCCAGGCCACCACCAGCCAGCCAAACCAGCCCCACAGGGCGGTCAGGCAGCCCACCACGGCGGCAACGGCCGCCTTGAATCCGTTGATATGCTCCATATGTACCTCCCTTACTCCAGCAGCCCCGCATTGCGGAGCATCTGGAGATTTACCAGGTTGTCGTCCGTCAGGTGCAGTGCGCCGCTCTGGTTGCCCTGGAGCACGCCACAGTCCACGGCCCTCTGCACCGTCTCCCGCGCCCATTCCGGGCACTCCTCTACGCTGGTGTAGACCTGGGGCCGCGCCGCCGTCACGGCCGCGTCAATCATGGCCTGAATCTCGTCTTTCGTCATGTCGGTGTCCTCCTGTCGATATAATGGCATGGTGGGCGGATAGCGGCCCGCCCGCACCATGGCGCTGGTGTACCTGCCGCCGGCGCTCCACTGGAGATGCGGCCGGTCAGGGAAACTCTGCCATCGGCCGCCCCACTCAAAGCCCACCCGCTCCCCCAGCTCTCCGGCCCGCTGAAAGAACGAGGCATCCGAATACTCCTGTCCCTTGATGTTCTGGCAGAAGTCGAAGGCCAGTCCGGCCCGCTCTCCGTGAAAGCTGGGGTACGGCGTGGCTGCGGTGCCCTGCTCATAACAATACCGCTGATACTCGTCATCCCGCACGGTTCCGGTGACCAACACCAGAAGCCCCGCCGCGCGGCACAGCTCCAGCCAGGCGCGGCAGTTGGCTGCCACGTCGGGGCGCAGCCGATCAATGTCCCGGCTGTTAAGCATCGTCCTCGGTCTCCTTGTCTTCGCTGCCAGGATAGTTCATACTAATACTGGCAATCGCCGGAGTATAACGGTCAAAATCGATTTTTTTCATACTGATTCGTCCTTTCTTCTTTCTTGTACGGCTTGCCTATCCTCATCCAGGATGCTATAATGGCTTCGTGGATCAATATTTTTACCCCCTCACTTTTCATTGGTCCATGCCACCCCCTCTGACGGGGGTGGCTTTTTATGTCTCCAAGAAGGTGTTGAGTGTAATTATCTATTTGAGATGTACCC